CCCGGAACTCGGCTTTCTTCCCGCCCTTCTTCCGCTTCGCGTTGATGTAGTTCACCCGGATCGCCTCGAGCTCGTTCCGGGTGTCCAGCAGCAGCCACATCAGATCGGACCAGGCGGGACGCTTCTCACCCATCAGCCGCCCGTGAAAGCGGGACGAGGTCGGCAGCCCGTAGATCAGCAGCAGAGCTTCCTTCGGGTGGTACTCCTCCACGACCTGCACCAGGCGTAGGTGGTAGTGCTCGGCGAAGTCCGGGACGAGCGCCGTCCCGAACAGTTCGAGCAGGTCGTGGAGGTGCGTCAGTTTCCCAGGTCGTCCGACAGCTTGCTGAAGGCGGCCATGAGCGCGTTCTCGCCGGACTCCTGGGCGATGAGCCATGCAGTCATGGCCTCACGGTCAGCAGCACGGTCGAGGACGAGATCCTGGATCTTCTGGAACATGTCGTCGATCTCCCCAATGGAGTCAACGACCTGCTCCTCCGGCACCTCACCATCAGCGTTCTTGATGGCTTCCGGGAGGATCTTCTCCAGCTCCGCGAGCTGACGCTTGACGTGGAACCGGGCGGCCGGAAGCTGACCCTTCAGGGACCGGAACCCCGGCATCGTGGTCAGGTCCACCCCGTCAGCCTCATCCGTGACAGTCTGCTCAGGCAGGACACCGTCGAGCGCCGGGGCATCGTCGACGACAGCGCCGTCGGGAGCCGTCGGCGGCTCGTACGGTTCGGCAGTGGCAACGACGGACGCCGCATGCTGTCCAGCCGCGGCAGTGACATCGTCAGGGACAGGTCCGGGTTCAGGTGCAGTCATGATGCTCCAATCAAAAGTGGGTGTGACCAGTGCACTATGCACCAGCCACACCCACCATCGAGTGGTCCGCGACAGTCAGGCAGTCGGGAAACGGTCATCCCCGGGATACTGCTGCACCCCGGGGAACGTCATTCCCCCTCGGCGTCCGACCCACCGGCAGCAGCCAGGGAAGCAGTGGTGACCGACATCTTCCGCATGCTGGACTTCCCACCGTCCTCCACGAGAGTCGACAGGACCGTCCACTTCACCGGCAGGCCGAGGAACTCCTCCATGTCCGGCTCGATGCCACCCTCCGGAGACGAGGACACCTTGTAGTAGGAGATGCCGAGCGGCTCGTTTCCGTCGATGATGACGACGAGCATTGCCACCTCGGTGGACGAGTACACCGCCGGGGCGTGCCACTGGCCCTTGCCGGCGTCGAGGACGCCGGGCCCGAACCGATGCGTCAGCGGCTTCTCCGACCACTGGATCGGGGTGACCGTGATCGTCTCCGTGATGGTGGTCTTCGTGGTGCGCAGAGACGGGTTCTCCCACGCGCCCTTCACCTCGCCACCGTCAGTATCAGCGTCGATCGTCGGCAGGTCCTCGGTGGACGTGTAACCCAGCGGCACGAATGCCCCGAGCGGGCCGGTAGCGCCAGCGGTGACCCAGGCCTTCAGTTCGTCCGCGGTCGGCGGGAGGGTGCCGACCGGGGCGATCAGGACACCACCCCGGCCGGGAATGAACACCGCATCATCGCGGTAGATTTCGTCAGCCATGTCAGGCTCCTCTCCTCACGATCAGTGAGAATGTCTGTGCCAGGGTCTCCGCCCCGGTCGGATTGTGCGGCGACAGGCGGACCGGCTCGCTGTCACACCTGACGCTAGAGAACCGCACGTCATCGAACCCGGTGAGCGACAGGACAGCATCCCCAACCAGATCCGCCTCATCGGCAGCCGCATCGAAGTCCGGGCCGGTGGTGGTTAGAGACACCGTCACATCGAACGCCCACCGTGCCCCCGGCAGTGTCCCGGCAGCCCGGACCGTCGGCACCGACACGACGGTGACCGTCTGGTCCGGCGTGTACTCGGCATCCCGGTCGAGAAGGATCTGCGAGCCCGGCAGTGCCGCGGCGACAGCGTCACGCACCACCAGCGCAGGGTCGATCCTGCGGTGCCTCGGCTGGATAGTCACAGGTGCACTCCCTTCGCCGCACCGACGAGGTTGAACTGCCCGGGAACCCACTTCCCGAGGGTTCCGTCACGCTTCTCGGCGAAGTGCCCGAACTCCAGGGCCACCGCAGCAGGGTGCTCGGTGTACACCTCACGGTCGAACCGGCCCACTTTCCCCGACCGGAAACTGCTGGAGAACTCACCGGTGCGGTGTCTGGTCGATGCGGACGCCGACGCGGCCGCGAGGACCGCGGCAGCGCCCTCGGCCACCTTCGCCTGCACCTGCGGCAGTCCGGCGACCATCTTGTTCAGGTTCGCCTTCACCGTTGCCATCAGTCCCTCACTCCCCTCTTCACACCGGCCTGCCGGAGACGCACCACATCTCGAGCAGTCGCACGAGAACCGCGATGCCGCTTCGGCTCGCCCACCACGTTGTAGAGGACACCGTCGCCGTCGATCACCTGCGAGAGGTCGTCTCCGGGGAAGCGGCGGCAGATCAGTGTCCTCAATGACAGCACACCCGTCTCGCCGGCAGCGGCGGCCGTGGTGATGTCATCAGTGCTGGACTCCTGCAGTCGACCGTCACACCGCACCCGGCCGATCTCGGTGGGCACCAGGCGACCACGCTCACCGGGTCGGTTCTCCCGAAGGATCACCACGAGCTGGTGGGTGGACCCGGTCCGGTTGATCAGGCTCACAGGACATCATCCCCCCACCAGGGGAACCCGAACTCCGACCCGTCCGGCACGTACCGGGTGCCAATCGGCTTCACATCAGACCGGCGAGTCCCGATCGTGCCGATGCCCTTCGGCCGCTGCGACACGCGCCACTCCTGCAGCGTGCGGATCTCGTTCGGGGTGAAGATGTCCGCCTTCGTCACCGTCGCGTCGAGACCATAGCTGTAGTCTCCGGAAGACTCTCGAGTGAACCGGTCGGGGTTGGTGTACAGGCGCCGGGCGGCCAGGGCCAACACCGCGGTGGCGCCCGGCGGCACGTCGAGCGGATCCGACCAGTGTCGGCGCGTGATATCCAGAGCCGCCGCCGAAACCATCTCGATCACCCACGTGGCGAGCCCCTCATCAAGCGGCCCGGCGTCCGAGGACAGGGACCGTTCAAGATCCACCGGGTCAATCAACCTCACACGGTCAGCCACGGGGACCTCCTGGGAACACGGAAAATGGCCTTCTATCAGTACTGATACTGACATCAGGCCATCTCCTGTGACTGAACCGCGACACTAGCTGGCGGCGGCGAGCGCCTTGAGCTTCGTCACCTCAGCCTCGGTGAACTGGGTGGGGCCGGCCGGACCGGTGTCGCCCTTGTCGCCCTTGTCGCCCTTGGCTCCGGCAGCACCGGTGGCACCCTTTTCGCCCTTCGGCCCCTGCGGACCAGGCGTCAGCTCGATGCCCGCGATACCTTCCTCGATGTGGTTCAGGCGGTCGGCGGACACCGGGGTGCCACCGTCCTTACCGTTCTTCCACGTCTGCTTCTCGTACGCCATGCCCTACTCCTCTCTACTCCCCAGGGAAGACGTTCTCGCCAGGGAAAACGCCATCACCGGGGTTCGTCAGTTTCCCTCGGCCCCACCGTCAGCGGCCGGGGCCTTCTCCTCAAACCCAGCGGTACCGGTCAGCTTCACGATGCGCTGCGCATCGAGAACCTGAGCACCGGCGAACGTGTCGACCACAGCCCGGTCGGTGAGAATGTTCGGGTCGTAGTCCTGCAGGTACCGCATGGTGAACCCGTCAGACGACGCCGTCCCGGAGAACGACGCACCCCGCGGAGTCGCGGTCGTACGGGTGACGAGGGTGACCGCGTCACGCTGCACCGCGTACGCCGCGAGCGGGTCGATGGTGTAGTCCGCCACGATGTTGAAGCCGTACAGGCTACCGAGGGTCGCACGGCGCAGCTGGTCAGCCGAGCCGGACTCGTTGACCTTGTTCAGGAGGTCCTGCGACAGCAGGGCCGCCTCCCAGCCGGAGCCGACAACGAGCGTGCGGCCGTCCATCGGGACACCACGCTCGGCGAACAGCTGGTGCGCGGCGCGGATGGCGCGCAGCACGGTGCTGTTGTCGGTAGCGGTGAGGTTCTCGGGCTTCACGGTGGCCTTCACACCGTAGCCGGCGAACTCGACCTTCGCCTCACGCAGAGCGTTGATGTCCGTGTAGGTCTTCCCGTCGACGCCGATGAGAGCGCCCTTCGCGGCCTTGTCCACGGCGGTGAGACCGGCCGGGACGGAGGCGAACGCGTCCGCGACGATGCCGTTGATCGCCTCGGCGACGGACTCCGCCATCGGGGCGACGACCTGCCGCTCGATGTCGGTCAGGGTGAAGGTCTGGAAATCATCCGGGAGCTTCACCGCGTTGTACACCTGGTCAGAGATGTTGACGTGGGTGTACGGCTCCAGCAGGTTGCTGTAGCTGATCGCGTTCTCGTTCTTGCGGTCGGCGGCGGTGTACTTCCGCGCCTTCTCGATCAGGATCGGACGCTTCACCGTGACAGTCGCGCCACGGCCGGCGACGAACTCCTTGGAGAAGTCCTGGTTCACGATCCGGGCCAGGGTGGACTTGTACTTCAGGGCAGCCAGCGTGGACGTGGCAACCTGCTCGGGGGTGTACAGGAGGTGCTGCGGTGCAGCCATAGCTCCCTACCTTTCGTAGATTCGGGCGCCGATCTTTCCCAGATCGGTCTCACTGTCAGGGGTTGCCCGGAAACCTCCCTGACGATCACCCGTAGCCGGCGGTGCGCCGGGGATACGAGCCTTCCTCCCGACCAGACCCAGCAGAGTCTCCGCATCCCGCGTCAGCTCCTCCGCAGTCGAACCCTGCAGACGCATCGCGAGGTCGAGTGGCAGGCCGGTCTGCGCAGCCACGTCATACTTCGCAAGCTTCAGCTCAGCAGTCGTCGCCCGCTCACGCAGACCCTTCGACTCCCGGTTCTTCTTCCGGAGCTTCTTCAGCAGATCCTTCGTCCCCTCAGACTCGGCGACAACATCATCGTCGTCATCCTCATCGTCGGCGGACTCCTCTGCCCCGTCGCCCTCCACAGCCTTCAGAGCAGCGTCGACCTCATCAGGGGTCGGCTGCTCACCAGCCGTGTCGGACTCGGTGGTCTCATCGGCACCGTCAGGCTGGGTCGGCTCCTCGGCCTGGCCCTGCTCGTCGGTGGTCTCGTCAGTCTGATTCTCAGGCATGTTTCCTCTTCGCTCCGTGGCGTCGTGGGGATGATTCACGGGCACCTGGCCCGTCTGCCTCACAGTTCAGCAGCCCGCTTCCGGTACCGGTCGATCCGCGACAGCAACGCCCGGTGCTCCTGCGCCAGAGCCATCACCGCAATGTCGTCATCCGACTGGCCCGCCTGCTTCAGCGTTGCGATCTCCTCCGCCACACCGTTCGCCCGCTTCTCCAGCTCGTCCGCGTACTCGAGGTACCGGGCAGCATCCCAGTCACCCACGGTCGCGTTCGGCTTCTGCTTCCGCTCCGACGCCTTCGCCGGCTTCGGCCGCTTCCTCCGCCCCGTCGACTGCCCGTGCACCGGCGCCGGACGCCGCTTCCCATCCAGCGGCCCGTCATAGTTCTCCGGCAACGTCCCCGACTCCCGCCACCGCTGCCACGCCAGCCACGGATCATCCTGACCGGACGCGACCTCCGCCCACTCCTTCGCCAGCTCGTTACCCTTCCCCGGCAGGTTGATCTTCCCGTCCACCCGGTACACCGGCTCCATCGTGCAGCAGCAGTGATCATGCACCTTGAACCGGCCATCACCGACGAACCGGGCGTTCGACCCCTCGAAAGCATCCGACCGATACAACCCCACGCCCGGAGCGTCTGCTCCCATGAAGTAGAGGCCGCGGGAAGCGAGCATGGCGCAGAAGGGGCAGGGGTCGGCGTCGACGACGCGGGCGTATCCGACCGGTCCGTTGCCCCGGCGGACTTCCGTTTCGATGACCTGGCGGCCGCCGTCGCCGGCTAGTTTGGTCGCCTTGCCAATGACGGCCTGTTGCGTGCGATTGACCGCTTCGTCCTCGTCGTACCCCTTGCGCGACAGAGTCTTCGACACGCCCCGTGCCGTCGCCAACAGTTCCCGCATGATCTCCACCTCGTCGATCTCCGACGGCTCATCGATCGGCGGATCAGCGTCCGGCGCCTCTACCGCGTGGAACGCATGGAGGTAGTCCACCGACAGCATGCGACTCGCCTCACGGAACCGGGCGACCTCTACAGCAGCCCGCCGGACGAACTCCTCCGACGACTCATCGATACGCCGCCAATCGAAGATCGCATCGAACAACTTCCCGATGACCTCCGCCAGGACAGCAGCAAGCCGAACCTGCTGACGACGATGCTCCTCCGTCAGCTTGTCGCCCGCATACGTGGACGCCACGTCACGCCACCCCAGACCCCAGCGACACGTCAGAGACAGTGCTCTCCGCCTGCCGGGTCAGAGACGCCCGCAGCGGATCCCGGTCATACGCCTCATCCTTGAGACGATGCCACTCCTGCACATCCGACGCCTCAACACCGGGAATCTGGTGCCAGAGACCCTCCGCCGGGATACCGAGCATCTGCGCCGCTTTCCCGAGCGCGTCGACCGCCTGCGCCATCGACCGGATCTCCATGTCCTGCCACGTCACACGGACGAGATCATCATCAGCAATGTCATCCCAGCCTGAAAGGGCCGCTGCAGCGCGCAGCAGGCGGGAGTAGGCAGCGGAAGCATTCTGCTGCCGCTCGTACACCTTCTGCGTGAGGGGAGCCCGGGCCGCCGCCAGCGCCTCCGCACTGAGATTGACCATCATGCCAGTCAGAGCGTGCGCAG